GATAATTGTTTATTCAGTTCAGTTAATAGTATCATAGTGTCCTTTCTATATTATGCTCTTAATCTTCTTTGACTATCCATATACAATGGGCCAGTCCAGTTAATATAATAATTACCAGTTAAACATTACCTCTAGCACCGTTTTGAGCAGGAGCGTTATAACCAGCAGGCTTCAATATATCACCTTTTTTAAATTTATCAGTATCTTCTTTTACGATAAAAGCGAATACGGTTCTTTCTTGTACAACTTTGATAAATTTTTTACCAAAACTAACTTTAGTTTTAGAATCATATTCTTTTAATTGAGTATCACCATATGATCCTGCTACTATTTCTTTTCTACCATTAGAAGTATGAAATTTCTCATAATCAGCTTTAGCACCTAACATCATATTTGAGATACCTTCATTTAAATCTTTAGCAGTCCAATTTACGTGTATAGTCATTATTTGATCTCCTTTTCCATTTCTTGTGAGTATAGACCAAGTATTGAAGTAGCAATACCTAGTAAGGCCATAGCACCGCCTAATAAAAATTGATTAGCTTCAACGGCACCAACAGCACCTATTAAAGAAAATAGACCAATAACAAATAATGTCATTGTAATATATTCGTATATTTTTTTCATAGTGTTTCCTTTTGTTTTTGTTGTCATTACTCGTCCAATATACCAGAATAAATAGTAAAAAGCAAGCAAAAAAAGCGAAAAAAGCGAAAAAAATGATAAAAATTACTATTTTTTTAACAATTGTTCTGGTTTTGTTCACTTCCTGCTCAAAAAAAATAGAAAATTGTGAATTTTCGCCAGATTTTGAGCTTTCACACGAATCAATGAGCGAATCACTTGACGGAATTGTTCAAATTGAAAAATTACAAGCAAAAACACGTTGTAAATTCTAACATAAATAATATAAAAGATTAAATTTTGAATATAGGATAAAAAAAAATGGCAAAAATGAGAAAATATCTGTTTTGGAACGAAGCAGGCGAAGAAAAAGAAAAAGAAGCAATGAGTTTAAAGAAGGCCGTAATGTCAGTACAAGGGGATTACAAAGATAGATTTATAAGTGTTGAATATATCACTAAAAAAGGCAAACAAATTAGTCAATCTATTCAAATTCCAATGGGAAGAAAGATTAGACAATCAATTGCTATGGAAAAAAAGAAAGCAGCTTTAAAAGCAGCTAGAGAAGCAGGTAGATAATGGCAAAACTAGCGAAAAGTTACGTTGCTCATCAAAGTATGCCAAAAAAGACTTCTCAAGCGTCTAAAAAAGGTAAGTGTAAAATGAGTTCAATGAACAAACACAAAAAAAGAAGTCTAAAATTTTATAACGGCCAGGGAAAATAAATGAAAGGCAATTTTCAAGTCTTAATAGATAAGAAAGTTAAAAAATTTACAAATTACGAAGATATACCAAAAACCATAAGTGAAGTAATTTGTTTTGAACCTGATTTTCCTAAACCACCTCATACTGAGGAACAACATAATTTTATATCAACATTTAATGATAAATTAAAGGAGTTATTAAGTCGTGCCAGCAGTAACTAGAATAGGTGACGCTGATGTTGCTCATTGTTCAGGAATGACAAGAGCTGTAGGGTCAAGTAATGTATTTGTAAATAGTATTGGTGTATCACGTCAAGGAGATAATAACACCACTCATTTGTTACCAGGTGTACCTTGTCCAGCTCACTCAGCTCCAATCGCTGTAGGTAGTTCTACGGTTTTTGTAAACGGAAAAGGCTGTGGTAGAATAGGTGACGCTATATCTGGTTGTACCAGCGTAGCAGCAGGTTCTTCTAACGTATTCTCTGGATAGTCTTATAAATATTAGGTGTTATGTCAAGTTATAGTGTAGAAAACGTATCAAATAAAAGTAAAAGAGCAAGTCGAATTTATAAAGATTTAGATTTAGACTTTGGTCGTAACACTACTACTAATGACGTTAATAAATTGACAGATGTTGAAGCAGTAAAAAGATCAGTTCGTAACTTAATTAATACTAGTCACTATGAGAGACCTTTTCATCCTGAAATAGGCAGTAGTGTCAGAGGATTATTATTTGAACCAATAACACCTTTAACATCTTTAAATTTACAAAGAAAAGTTGAAGAAGTTTTAACAAATTTTGAGCCTAGAATTAGATTAGTTCAAGTTCTATCTCGGCCAAACGCTGACTTAAATCGTTATTCATTAAGAATATCTTTTTATGTAATTGGTACAACTTTACCTGTAACAGTAGAAACTTTTTTAGAAAGATTAAGATAATATGGCCAGCAATAAATTAGAAGTATCAGAATTAGATTTTGACGCAATAAAACTAAACTTAAAAACATTTTTACAAAATCAATCAGAGTTCCAAGATTATGACTTTGAAGGATCAGGTTTTGCTATATTATTAGATTTACTGGCATACAACACACATTACTTAGGTTTCAATGCTAATATGTTAGCAAATGAAATGTACCTAGACTCAGCAGATATTAGAAAAAATATTGTATCATTAGCAAAGATGTTAGGTTATACTCCTACATCAGCAAAATCTCCATCTGCTTTAATTAATATTACAATGAATAATGTAACAGGTAGTCCTGCTACAATAACGGCCGCTAAAGGTACAGTTTTTACAACAACAGTTAATGGTACTTCTTATCAATTTGTTACAAATGCTGAAACAACAATTTCACCGTCAGAGGGTGTTTATCAATTTCAAAGTTTACAAGTTTTTGAAGGCACTTTAGTTACTTTTAAATATACAGTTGATAGTTCAGATGTTGACCAAAGATTTATTATACCTTCAATAAATGCTGACACAACAACATTAAAAGTTTCAATTCAAAATTCAGCAAGTGATACAACTACAAACACTTATTCAAAGGCTACAAGTTTTACAAGTTTAAATAGTGAAAGTAAAGTTTACTTTTTACAAGAAAGTGATGAAGGCAAATTTGAAGTTTATTTTGGTGATGGTATTATAGGCCAATCTTTAACAGATGGTAATATTGTACTTTTAGAATATGTTGTGACTAACAAAACGGAGGCCAATGGTGCTTCTGCTTTTACTTTATCAGGAACAATTGATGGATTTTCAGATGTTTCAATTTCAACATCTTCAAATGCTCAAGGCGGTTCAGAACCACAAACAAAAGAGTCAATTAGATTTAATGCTCCTTTACAATATTCAGCACAAGACAGAGCAGTTACGACAAGTGATTATGAAACAAAAATTTTAGAGTTATATCCTAATGCTCAGGCCGTTTCAGCTTGGGGTGGAGAGGATGAAGAAACACCTGTTTACGGCACAGTAAAAATTTCAATTAAGGCTGCCTCTGGTTCTACTTTAACAAATGCTACTAAAGTTGATTTAGTAACACAATTAAAAAAATTCAATGTAGCTTCAGTCGTACCAGAAATTGTTGATCCAGAAACAACATCTATTTTATTAACAAGTAATGTTAAATATGATACTAATGCCACAATAAAAACAAGTGATACTATAAAGTCTGAAATTTTAACTGCTTTAACAAATTTTAATACAAATAATTTACAAAAATTTGATAATGTTTTTAGATACTCTAAAGTTTCAAAAGCAATTGACGATACTGATACATCAATACTATCAAATATAACAACTTTAAAAATTAGAAAAGAATTTACACCAACTTTAAATAGTTCAACTTTATATAATATTTACTTTAGAAATACTTTATACAATCCTCACTCTGGCCACAATTCAGCGGCTGGTGGTATTTTAGAATCAACAGGATTTAAAGTTGATGGCGATACAACAAACGAAATGTTTTTAGATGATGATGGAGCAGGAAATGTTAGAAGATATTACATAGTTTCTGGTGTTAGAACATATGCTAACAATATACAAGGTACAATAAATTATTCAACTGGTCAAATTACACTAAACTCATTAAACATAGCTTCTATATCTAATATTAGAGGCTCTGCTTCAACCGTAATTGAGTTAACTGTAAAACCAAATTCAAATGATGTTGTGCCTGTAAGAAATCAAATATTAGAAATTGATACTGCTAATTCATCAATTACTGTAACTGCTGACTCGTTTGTTGGAGGTTCTGCTGACGCTGGCGTAGGATACACAACAACAAGTAGTTACTAATGGCCAATTTTAAAGACAAATTATCCTTACTAATAGAGAAACAAGCTCCTGAGTTTGTTTTATCAGACCACCCTAAATTTTTAGAGTTTGTTAAAAGTTATTATACTTTTATGGAATCGGCAGAGTTAGCCGTTACAAGTATTGAATCAACAGACGGTATTACACTAGAAACAGAAACAGCTCAATCAAATAATTTAGTATTAGACGCTTCTCGTTTAGATACTGATAGAACACAATTAGACGCTGGTGACAAAATTATTTTAGAAGACTCATCTTTTGGTAAATTTACAAGAGGCGAAATAATTACAGGTGCTACTTCAGGCGCTACATCAACAGTATTAACCGAAGACTTAACAAATAATAGATTATTCATATCAGCACAAGATAAATTTGTTATGAATGAAATTGTAACTGGTGCTAGTTCAGGTGCTCAAGCAGTTATTAATAATTATAAACCAAATCCTGTTACTAATATACAAGAGTTATTAAACTTCCGTGATCCAGATAAAGCAATATCAAACTTTTTAACAAAATTTAGAAATGAATTTTTAAATACTTTACCTGAAACATTAGCAACTGGTTTAGATAAAAGAAATTTAATTAAAAATGTAAAAACACTTTACAGATCAAAAGGCACAAGTAGAGGCCACGAATTATTTTTTAGATTATTGTTTAATGAAGCTGCTGAAGTAATTTATCCTAGAGAACAAATGTTAAGAGCTTCAGATGGCCAATTTGATACTAAAAAAATAATGAGGGCGATACAATCAACTGCTCAATCATTAACAGGTGATACAGCAGATTTAATTGGTAGAACAATCACAGGTGAAACTTCAGAAGCAACTGCTATTATTGAAAACGTATTTAAGTTTCAAATAGGTGAAAATTTAGTTACAGAGTTTATTTTAAATGAAGACACCATAACAGGTACTTTTCAAACAGATGAAGTAATCAGAGGAACAGAAACAGATGAATCAGATGTATTCATTAAGGCAACCGTAACAGGTATTCCAAATGTAATATCAATTACAAATGATGGTGCTTTATATACAACTGGTGAAACATTAGGTATTTCAGGTGGTGGTTCAGGTGCTTCAATTAATATAGATGATGTTGGTGGTGGGCCTATCACACAAATTTTTGTTGATAGTGCTGGTACAGGATATGAAATTGGTGATGATTTAATTTTTACAAATACCGATACAGGTGGTGGTTCTGCTCAGGCAAAAGTTTCACTTGTAAATGGTGGTATTGTTGCTGAAGAAGGCACAACAGGAATGACAGAGGGTGAAGATCATTTAGTTTTAGAAGATGAAACACAAAGAGGTGACCCTTTTACAGGTAATAAAATCGTACAAGAATCTGGATCAGGTTCAGGTGATATAACAGATATTAGAATTATAAATGGCGGAAATAATTTTCGTTCATTACCAACTGCCACGGTTTCAACAGATAATGATGGTTCAGGTGCTACAATAAAACTTTTTGGTCCAGAGATTGGTAGAGTTCAATCACTAAAGATTATTGAATCAGGTGCTGAACATCAACAATCGCCATCGCCACCTACTTTATCAATGAGATCAAAACTTGTTGTAACAGGTGTATCAGGTACTTTTGTTACTACTGATACCATTACAGGTATTAGTGATGACGGTTCAACTACCGTTTCAGGTACTTTTGTATCTTTAGATAGTAATAGAGGTTTGATGACTTTAAGTGATGTCACAGGTAATTTTGGTGAGGGTGTAACTATTACAGGATCAGGTTCAGAGGCAACTGCTACCGTGAGAGCAGGTACTTTAGCCACAGCCACAACAACGGTATCAGCTGTAGCAACAACTTCAGGCACTTTTTTAAATGAAGATGGTCATTTATCAGAAACAACTATGAAAATACAAGATAGTTTATATTACCAAGATTACTCTTATGTAATTAAAGTTGGTAGATCAATTAGTGACTGGCGAGATAGTTTCAAAAAGACAATGCACGGTGCTGGTTTTTATTTTACTGGTCAAGTAAACATAGCCTCACAAGTTAACAACAGAATTAGAAGCTTTACAGGTATTAACTCTAGTATTGATTATGATGGTATAGCACTAGTAATTGATACACTATTCTCTACAATATTTGGTAGAAGATTAGGAACAGAAACAGATGGTACATCATTAAGAGGTAGTCCACAGGCTGGTGTTGATCCAGACTTTAATGATAGCAC